ATGTTTAGCATATTCCTCATGAATCGTTACAGTTTTTCCACCATTGTTCGCTATGGTAAATGGTTTACCACCTTTAATTCTTTTTAAGAAAATATCAAGATTACTTCTTTTAGCAAGTTCTGTTGTGCTTAGACTAGCCATGATATGACTATGTTGATAGGTGTTCTTCCAGTTCTCTAATCAATTTTCTCTTACTATGTCTTCTATCTAACTCAATACCTACGGTGCGTCCATAGTCCTCAAGTTCATTTTTTGACATAGATTGGAAATCTACAGTTTCTGCTACTGCATCTGCAATTTCTTCCTCTGGTCTAGGTGCTTCCTCTACCACAGGAGTAGGTGCAACTTCTTTTTTGCCACCAACTAAATCTGAAAATCTACTCATGATCTTTTAGTAATCTATATCAACTATTTAGCATCGTCAGGTAGTGCATCTAATTTCTCTCTCATCTGTTCTATAAGATCTTGTGTATCTATCAAGTTCTCAATGTCTGCTAGGAATGAACCTATATGTTTTGATACGTAAGGTTTCTCACCTCTTGCTGCAAACGCAAGAGCATCTCTTAAATGTTCTTGTGCTGCTCTTAATGAATCTTCTACTTGTCTAGTTAACATTTTACAAATCTCCTTGTTTACGGTTTTCGGAATAGTGCACATCAAACTCTCCACCAGGATAACGTGCTTTGAGTTTGTCTACGTTCATCTCAATGATTTCATCAATAGAAACATCAAGTGCCATACATGCCTGAGCAACATACCACATGATGTCACCTAGTTCTTTCTCTAAGTGCTCTTTGTTTGCTCTGTTATATGGTTTGCCTTGAAACTTTAACTTCTTAACTATCTCCATAAACTCACCTGCTTCAGAGCACATACCTGATGCAGCAGTGTCTAGACGAGAGATGTTACACTTAGCATCATGTAACTCTTTGTATCTGTCTATTAAGTCAGGGAAATTCTTACTAGCATTTGATGTAACTCTATCTACAAATGCCATGTAGTTATCTAAGTCAATCTCAAACTTCTCTTTCTTACCACCTTTCTCTTTTGATTTCTTTTTCTTATCTTGTAGTACTTTACGAGCAGCAGGAGCACTACCCATACGCTCGTCAGTATCATAGTCATCAGCACTCTTTGGTGCATCATCAGCCATCTTTTTGGCTTGGTCTTTATTAGAGTCTACTTTATCTTGACTAGCATTCGACAACTCTTCAGCAGCTTTATCCTGTTCTGGATCAGAAGGTGCTTGGTTGGTTAAATTCTCTGCCATTATACTTTAAATCCCTCGAATTGTTTCTTAGTATCTGTTGTTGGTTCGATATCACCTGCGTCAATGATATCATCTTGTGCACTTTGCTCACAATCATACAGCCTCATCTTCGCTCTGTCAATACCCACAACGAATCTCTTATACATTGTAGGATCATTATAGCGATTCTTCAACTGCTTGACCATTATTTGTCCGAGTTGTTCCATATCTTCTGTACTAATGAGAGCAAGCATAAGGTCAGCAGTGGCGGGAAGACCGAATGACTCAGAGGTATCAGTAAGATCGACATCACTGTTAGCAAACCCACTACGAGTTGTTTGGGTTGCGGATACGATTGGAACATTGAACTCAACTGCCAATCCCCTGAGTTCTTCTGCAATCGCTTTGACATAAGTGTAACTGTTAACTATAGTCCCTTTATATCTAGCTGAAGCACATATATTTAAGTAGTCTATGAATATAATATCAGGACTAAATCCTTTCTTCATGGACAACTCATTTAAGAGTGCCTTGAAGTGACCCACATGTGCTGATGCTGTGGGATACTCCTTAATGATTAGTTTACCTTGAGTCTTCTTCTTTAATTGAAGCAACTTGGAGGAGTATTTTTCTTTTGTGAGGAGTGGGTCGTTGAGTGATTGGATTGGGATGTCCAAGAGGTTGGCATCAACTCGCTCTGCAATTTTCTCCTCTGCCATCTCCATTGTAATGTAGAGAACGTTCCTCCCTTGGAGCAACACGGAGCTAGCGACGTGGCACATGAATAGAGACTTCCCGACACCTGTACCAGCCAGTGCGATGTTAAGAGTCTTATTAGGTAGACCACCTTTGGTAATTTTGTTAAAGTATTCAAGATCAAAGGGGATTTTATCTTCTGTTCTATGGTAGTACTCGTATCTGTCATCAGAATTTAGTATGTAATCGTGTCCAATATTGTTATCGAAAGAAACAGCAAGTGCATCAGAAAGAATTGAAGGAATCGCATCACGATTTCTTTTCTCATCTTCACCATCAGCAATATGAATTGACTCCATCAAGGCAAGATAAATCGCACGGTCACGACACCACTTCTCAGTTGTATCTAATAACCATTGATGATCTATAGGTGAGTCATTTAATTCTTTACTAATATCATTAATGTTCTTAACTTCTTCTGCTGTTAAGTCTGTTCGATTTTCAACCTCAATATTTAGTGCTTCAAGAGTTGCACATGAATCATACTTTGTGATAAAGGAAACAATTTCATCAAATATAATCTTTTCACTTCTTTCTTCAAAGAAATCAGATTGAATGAAAGGAATTGTTTTACGAGCATACTCTTCGTTAAATACAAGATTCCGAAGAATCGTAGTTTCAATTCGTTCCATATGAGAATGTAGTCTTTGAGATTTCGTCTAATTTTTCTAATACTTCTGGTGTGAAATACTTTTCTGGTTCTGAATATATTTGTTTTGCATATATTTTCTTGCCATCGATCTCATATCTACCGGCAACATTCTTCCACATACCACCAAGTTCTCCTAATTCAAGAAGACCATAGTATCTGTCAAGACCTCTTTCATCATAGTAGAGTCTTATCTCTACTTGTTTGTTTTCTTTAGAGAGTCTACTCTTAGCCGTCTTAGCTTTAATAATGTTTCCAACAACCTCTGTCTTATCCTTTTCCTTTTTTTTGCTGAGATAAATGATTGTAGACGAGGCGTACTTGAGGCCACTGCCTCCTCCCATTTCTTTAGTCGGGACATAAGATCCGATGACATCATAAGTGTGATTTGTAACTATAAGTGGAATATTTGCTTGACCAAGTTTTAATGTTAGCATACGAAATGCTCCCTTGACAAGTTGTGATTTGGTCATATCACGAACCTGTTTATCATCAAGTGCGTCTCGTATCTCTTTCTCTGTGGAAAGCATACCTAATGAATCAAGCACAAACATACAAGGTCTGCGTTTATCCTCATCAGTTTTAAGATATATATCTACTGCTTTAAGTGCCTTTGTTCGGAACTCTTCTATGGTAACGACATTTGCAACAACAAATCTGCTTTGATCAACTCCACGAGATGCCAATAATCCTTTGGTGATTGCAGCTTCAGTATCAAAATAGAGGCAATACCCATCAGGATTAGTGTCCAAAAAGTTCTTGACAATAGCAAGGGAGAAATAAGTTTTACCAGTACTAGTTTCACCAGCAATGGCAGTGATCTTATTACTAGAAACGCCACCATAAATGGAACCAGAAACAACTGCATTAAAGATATAACTTCCTGTATCAATGAATCTTTCTGTTTCATCTATGTCTGCTGCGATTTGTGTGTACTCGTCACCAATTTCTTTTACTATTTCTTTGAGAAAATCCATTATTTTTCTATCTTATGATAAACTTCAACATATGATTCACACTTTGGGCATGATAAGTTTGTAACTATATCATACTCCATTTCTTCATAATCGTCAAGATCATGATCTCCACCCCAAATTAATTCGGTATTACAATGCCAACAGTTCATTATTCAAAAGGTAAATGTGGTCTATTAAATTTTATTCTAAACTTTCTAAGAAGTCTATCAATAGCAAAGTCTCCTCCGCCATAACAAAGAACACAGAATGCTCCACCAAAATATAGAATAAGAAGTTCTAACAAATAAATGTTAAAACCAGCAGTAACAATCGCATGATAGATTGCAACTGTTATAGTTCCTATAATTGCTAACGCACCAAATCTTGTAAGTAATCCAACTATCAACAACCAACTACCATATATCTCAGAATAGGCTGCAATGTATGATAAGAATATTGGAAATGGTAATCCAAGAGGTCTTACAAATGCATCTGCAAAGTTTTCTATATCTGCTGTCTTTTCATATCCATGATGTATCAGCATAGTTCCTATTGATATTCTTAAGATCAATAGACCGAATGATTTAATCATTTGAATTCACACTCCAACATTATTTCCGTGAGCGCAGCGAGGAGATTAATTTCTTGATCTGCAACAAAGGCGATTTGATATTGATATCGAGCAATGATAAGAACTGCGGCAGGGATACTGGCATTCTTGAGAGAACCATATAGAGAGTCGTATATGCGACGTAGAAGTATAGCAGGGTCATTGTCTAAATTATCTACACACCACTTACGAACAGCGGGAAAGTTTTTTTCCTTAAGATTCTTTGTGAGATCATTGATTGATACATCAGAGAATGTTGCTAGAATACCTGTATCTATTCTACCACTTGCAGAGTATCTTTGGCATTCATTGAGAACTCTTCTCCAATCGGGGAAATGTTTATTGATGAGTTCTACGATTACTTTCTTATCATATTCAACTCTTTGTTCATCAAGAATATAATTAAGTCTCTTAAAGAACTCAACTGCAATCTCTTGTTTCTCTTTACCTTTGATTGAGAAATCTACAACTGCACATCTTGAATGTAGTGGTTCGATTATTTTATTCTTATAGTTGCAAGTAAATATAAATCTACAATTACCATAGAACTCTTCGATGTTTGCACGAAGTAAAAGTTGAACATCATGAGTTGTATTGTCTGCCTCATCAATAATGATAACTTTATGTTTTGCACCACCCATCAGAGAGACAGTAGATGCAAAGTTCTTTGCCTGATTTCTTACAGTGTCAAGAAAACGACCCTCATCACTTCCATTGATGACATAAAAGTCTGCACCAAGTTCATGACACAGAGCTTTTGCAACAGTAGTCTTACCACACCCAGCAGGGCCTGCAAGTAGTAGATTTGGAACTTCACCTTTCTTTAGAAAACTTGAAAATGTTTTCTTTGTATTTGCAGGCAAAATACATTCTTCAATTGTTTTAGGTCGATACTTTTCAACCCAAAGAAAGTCACTCATTATTTAAAACCCTTTGTTGTTTTTGGTTTGTCAATTACTTCAACAATCATATCTGGATTAAATGCAATATTATTCCACCAATATTCTTGTACCTCTTCCCATGATTCTAACACAATAGATTTACTTTTGCAAATCATCTTGTAGTGATGCCTGTCATATGGTTTATTACAAGTTTGAGAAAAGTATCTTGGATCATCTTTTCCTATCAACTCTGTCATTCCTGTGACCTCCATTCTTTTCTCATTATAACATACTTTTCATCATACGCAGCCTTATCTCTCACTTTTTTGAAAACAGTTGCAGAGCGGGACTTTTCACAGTGTAGTGCGGTTGGCGACTGCGGTGATACGGAACCATCGCTAGCGTACTTCTTTCCACTAGGATGATTTGCATACCTACGGGAGCGAGTAAATCCCATTTCAAGAAACTTCCTTGCCATATCCATTCCAATGAAGTCCTGTTGCTCCTTATAGTCACAAAACATGGAGTAGATCTTATCAGCAGATTTGCGAGCAATATTTTCATTTACAAACCTCCAATGAGCGCATATATCGTTAGTGTAAGGCCGTACCAGTAGCACTCCTTGTTCTCCCCTTCCAATACGATAAAGTTTGCGAGTTTCTTCGTCTGTAAAATCAAGCTCTTTATAGTTGAGATCATAATTAAATTCAAGCATTTCTTATATTAAAAGAAAAAACAATACGTTCTGTACTAGATTGTACAACTTTACACTGATGTTTTATGCATGAAGGAAAGAAAATAATATCTCCTTCATTAACCTCAGGTACATATTCTATCACATTACCCTCTATAAAGTCAAGGTATGGAGCAAAGAATGATGTAGGATTGTGATCATCCTCTAACTGTGCATAGAATATTGCTGAGTAACCTAAAGCTCCATGATTATGAAGTTGATGAAAGTCTCCACGATTATATTTCTGACCCCATACATTTGTAATTTGAAATGCATGTGGATATATCTCATCAAATTCTTTTAATGATGGTTGTAATATATCAAACAACTTGTCAGCATATGGCGGTAGTTTACCCTCCTGATGATATTTAAAATAATCTGTTTTATGACCATCACCATCACCACTATCAATCATATTAATAATATCTTCCTTATAATCACTCCAGTTCTCAACAGTATGTGTAAAGACTGGTATCATAAATGCTGTGTCACTCTTCATACATTCTTTCCTTTACGTAATGCATCATTATCATATTCAATAACACCATTTGGTTTTATAACATAACAATGATACCAATATGTATCATCACTTACCTCATCCTTACGAGGGAAATAGTCAGTCACAAACTCAAATGCAATATCTACACTTCTAAATTCAATATACCCATAAT